CGACTATCCTTGCTAGGGTCACATCTCGGTCTTCAATCAATTCTGACCAGTCCCAGGTAGCAGAAAGAGACTCTGGTAAGTCTCTCATTCTTAGTTTTCCATCTGCAAAGTATCCTCTGCATTGTTTCTTGTCGTCAATTATCTGAAATATCATTGTTCCTCCGGTTGATATTAATTCTGTGATTTAAAGTTCCTGATCTTTTTGTTGATAAAATACGAAACTGTTCATTAATATAACCTATGGATTTAGATGTGTCAAGTTTTTTTTGAAAAATAATTGCTTTTTCTTTTATTCTGTCCAATTCAGGCTTAGAGTACCTGCTGTATTCTTCCGTGTTCCTAATATTGATATAATTTATTATATTATATATTATATTATTATTAATATTATTATTTATATATATATTATTTATTTTAGTATTATTACAAGTAGTATCAATAATGGTTAGTTTTTCATTGTTATCTATAAACAATCTCCAATTATAATTTAATATATTTATCAATAACTGTAAATCTCTCTCAAAGCATAATGAAAAATTCTCAGAAAATATTAAACTTTCACTTGACAAACTATACTTTTCGAGGTATAATAATAAAGCTGGTGAATTTAAGTCTGCTATCAGTATCCATGGAGCATTTTGATGAATGTTGAATCCATACTGTTTAGCTGCGTTTAAATAAAACCCGTATTGTTTGTCGTTTAAGTATTTTTCTTTTTTTGAGTCATCTCCAATAGAATCATTGGATAGACTAATAACCAAGCCGGAGGTAAACATGTTTGATCTTTTAGATTTTTGAAAGCCTGAAAATGTCATAGGAAAATTAGAACCATTGTTAGAATTCCATTTCAATAATTCGTTAACCCAATCTTCAAATTTCTGTATCTTATTGCGATCTATTGTTTTATTAAATTCGTTTATGTACTCGTTAACAAATGATACATAAACTTGTTGAGGGTTTTCATATGCTTTATGAACCTTCAAGTTAAAAAGAAAAGAATCCTCAGTAACTTTACCCATCATCTTTGCTTGATCTATCTTCCTAGTAAAAGCTGTGAAAGCATCAGAAACAAAATTCATAACAGAAGGCGCTGAAGAAACATCGTATGAGTTATCTAATCCTTTTAGACTCTCCTCTTTGGGATAGATAGAATTATAGTTCTTGTCTATTCTTCCGTAGTATACTCTGTCTGTAAAATTGTAATCAACAATATTCGTGTCATTTTGAGGGTTTAATTTATACTTAACCCTTTCTGCAACAAGTTCAGATATAGAAGTCGTACTGTTGTTTCCTTTAAACTTCATTATTCATCCTCCTCCGGTTGAGATATGTTACCAGTTTGTGAATAGTCTAACAATAAGTTTTCAAGGTCAAGAATAGTATCATTGCAATCAATAACATTGTTTTCAGCTTTTGGTGTATCAATAGCTTGATCCTCAATAGAACAGAAGTTTTTAAACCTGTTTTTGTTTGGCTTGCTACCTCTTGGACTTGAAGAGGAAATTTCTTCTTTCTTTTCACCAGAATGTATAAACAAAGCATCAATCGTTGTTTCAAATTTTCCCGGAGAAATGGTTGAATTAACTTTTATGACCTGTTGATAACCTCCAATACCCATTATATTAGATAAATTTGGGATATCAACGGTACCAGGCCCATCATTAGGTTGTCCAAACTCAGGTCCTCCAAATCCAAATGGATTCACAAAGATCTCCATGCCGGGGTAGAGGAGGGTATTACCTATCATAGTCATAGAACACCTATATGCTGAAGATAACTGTAAAAGGTTATTGGAACCCTGATTCATCATTCTAGACTCTCTGATGTATTGAATATCTGATTTGGAGAAATTTATTTTCTTGACAAGACCTTTATCAGCACCTATGAAGAAATGATAAACACCTCTGGACTCATCATCACTTTTTACACCAAGTCCCACAAAGTTGTCTGGGCGATAATGTACAAATATAACCATGTAATTAAAGAAATCTGAAGATTCTGCCTTGTTTTGATCAAACGAAGAAGTTGACAAGGGTAGTTTTCCTGCACTGTAGTGAGAAGCTGCGTTCATAATAGGATTGTTGTTGTCTTTGATTTCAAGTTCTTTTTTTAGAAGAGCATACAAAGGATCTTCAACCTTCCCTTTCTTTTTTCCATAAGCCATTAGAGACATGGTTTTGAAAGATAATCTTTTATGTTGTCCTGTGTTTACGCAAACTTCTTGGAATATGTCTTTTATCAGATATAGAAAGAATCTTTTTATAAAATCAATTATAGAAATTGCTTCTATTTTTTTATCTAGTATCTCTCCCTTATACCAGTCAATAAAAGTATCCAGATCAACAGGAATTTGACCTATGTTTGTTAATAACTTGTTGTTTTCACCAAGTAAACTTAGAGAAAAGGAAGTCAATATTACCTTAATGTTTTCCACTTCTGGAAAGAACGTTGTTGAGTGATCTTCTTCATAAAGTGAGTCCATTAGAAAATATACCAAATCAGCAAAATAGAAAAAGTTTATCTTTGTACCCAAACTTGGGTCTGGGTCTGCTAGGTGGTTTGATACAATGTAACTCCATTTTTCTTCTTGGGTTTTTCCATCAGGAATTTCACTTTTTACTTTCTTCACTACTTCTTCTTTGCTTTGCGCATCGGCTTTTGGTATACTCTTTAATTTTGGAGTCTTATAGAAAAAACTTTCACGAGAGATACTCTTTCTATCAATCTTGTTAACAAAGCAAGAATACATGCAATCATTTAGTATCAATTTCTCTGTTAAGGATTGATACATCTTTTGTCTTCCAATGTTTCTAGCTCCTCCAATAGCGGCTCTAAATTCTGATAATTGCTTTTCGTCACAAGAGTTGTCTGCCAAAGCTTGTTCGTATATTTTTAATTGTTTTTGTTCCAATTTTCTTGCTTCTCTGGACAACAGGGCATTCATGATCTTAGTTCCTGTTGCTCCTTCGATATAAGCTATATATTCCGCAGATATTGTAACACTACCATCATCTGCAATACTTATATCATGATCTATCAAATTTAAATAGAAAGACTTATTGATGGTTTCTAAAGCCTTTTTCAGTTGCTCTTTTCCATCAACAACACCGGGTCTTTTCATAATGCTGTTTACATTTGAACCTGGAAATTCCCAGCCAACATCAGCTCTAATTCTGTAGTGAGAAGGATCATAATGCAAAGGAGAATTGGTGTTTGCTCCTTCATTAGCTCCTTGCCTAGGACAGAATTTTGTATTCACAAACAGATCTACATATCTAAACTTGTAAGTATCATCTTCGATTGTTACTTCTCTTTCTCTAGAGAAGTCCGAGAAGGTTTGAAAATACAACTCCAATTTTGCTTTGATAAACTTTGTAGAAGTGGCAGGAGTTTCTCCGTCAAATGAGAAATTAAACGACTTTATTCCATATCCGTCTCCTTTATCAAACGTGTTTGGTTTACTGAGCATTTCAACTCTTTTTGTTGAAGTGTGAGATTTAAATGGTATTTCTCTAGTGAGATAAGGGTTCTTTTTTCCCTCGGAAGGGTCATAATATATTTTAAACAGTCTTATTTTTGGTACCAAAGCTGCGTACAACTCGTTCGTCATATTCAAAAATGGCCTAATCTTCTCTGCTTTTGGGGTTATAAGTTTGTTTATCAATCCATTTTGATCATCTGTGTTTGAGCGATCCTCTAGCATTGTAAATCTTTTGTTGTACAAGCCTTTTGCATGCATTTTTGTCTTCTTTTCTTTTTTACTTAATATTTCTTTGTTGAAATCTGCTTTCAATGTTGGAAGATTCAATAAAAGTACGCATTGTTTGTATTTTTTCTCTCTGTCTGAAATATCTTCATCAGAAGGGTCTTCTGAGAATATTGACGAGGTATCAACGTTTTGAAGATTTCTTTTAGCTTCTTCCTCTGCTGCTAATAACAATTCGTTATCAGTTACCTTACCTTCTAATATTTCTTCTTCTTTTTCTGATAACGTCACAGCTATTATTGTACGTACTGTGTTTTCATATACTGTTTTCAATCTTTTAAATATATAATCAGCTGCTAGCTCAGCCAGTTCATCAAAATAATAACCTATAGATTGTCTCAATTTTGCATTGTTTCCAATATCAAATCTTATAAAATCTATAAAAGCTAGATAATAAGAAAAAGTTACATCATCAGTACCAGTCCCTTTAGTACCATCAAAAAAAGGTATTTTATCTTTTTCTACTGATGGATCATACACATCGGCTAAATAAACTGTTCTTGAATCTTGAACACCATCACCTTTAACAGTCACAGGAACATTTTGAAAAAAACTATTAGATTGTCCCGGCCCATCAGACCAAAATATTTCATCTAAGTTAGTTGGCCTGTTGTAAATTTCAGAATCTTTCAATTCTTTTAAATTTAGTGTTTTAGCATACAAACGAGAAAAAGATAAACCTACTTTCTGAGATATCTTCATTTTAATTGGAACTTCAATATATCCTGTGTTGTTGTTCAAGTAATTACCAACTGCTATGACCGCCCCAACAGATAAGCCTACACCAGCAGTAGTAGCAGCAATACCAGCAGTCGCAACACCTGCTGCTCCAGCAACAAGTCCACTGGAAGAACCAGCAGCTAGTGTAACACCACCACCAAGAGAATTAAACGTAAACCAAGATTCGCCTAAATATTTAAACAACCAATCTCCACTGCTTTTCTTTTTTACCTCTTCTGGTGCAAATTCAAAACTTGTAATAGCACCAGTATCAATTACATCTCTTATTATTTGAGTCACTCTGTCACTAAAAGATTCTAAACTATAGGCTCCTTTGATTCCAAAATTTTGAAATATATAATCTGAATCTCCTTCTTGTTTTATTATATCAATTCTTACTTTTTTTGTAGAAGGTTCATCTGGTATAAGTTTGGAATATTTTTTGAAGAAGCTTACTTCTGCGTCTTCAAGAGATCCTGACTTTGCTTTTTCGTGAAACTTTTCAAAGATCCTTGTTAGCCTAAGAGTTATGAAGCTTTTGTTCTTGTTGAACTTTCCTGCTGCTTCTGTGTAAAGTCTAACCAACTCGTTTAAGTCTTCATCACTTTGATTTATATTGTTTGGGCTAAGAGGTCTGTCTGCAAATAGATTAGACAATATTATCCACTTACACCAATCAGATAAATCACGAAACTCATATTTGTTGGCTTTTCCTTTTTTTGCTATTGTAAGTTCTGGTGGGAGGATTCCAATAGGATCGTCTGTTAGAGCACTATCGGCATAATGAATTATAAAATAATCAGCATCATTAACATAATTCGGAATACTAAAATAATGATTTCCCCGTTTTCCCACAATACCAAAATAAAACTTCAAATCTCCAAATGGGAAGTTATCTTTTGTTTCCAAAAACAGTTTTATACCATCGGCCATTATCCAAGTACCTCAAGAGCTTGTTGCAAGTTCGTTGGAATCTTTAAGACCTCTCCGTCTTCAATCTGAGCTTCTGTTGGTTTGTTGTTGAACCTTGCTATAATATACCAATATTGTTGATCTCCATAGTATTGTTGAGACAATTTAAACATACGTTGTCCTGCTACATAGTAGTGCTCTGTATAGGATATCGAGTTCAGTTCCTTTTGGGAAGGGTTACTCAATTTTGGAGTTGTGTATTGTTCAACTATTTCAACACCTCTTTTCTCAAAGATATCATCATCTCGAAGAGTGTCATTTGTTGCAATTGTTCTTTTTCTATATCTGCTCATTGTTTAGTCTCCAAAGGGCCATTTTTTGGGTGTATTGGTTCCAAGCCATTCATTTCCTTCTCCAAAACCCAAGTCGTGTTCATGAAGAACATTTAGATTAATCGATAGTTTATATAGCTTTGGATAATGTTTCTTATTATCAATGATAAAGCCTTGTTCAATATTTGGTTGTATGTTTACACCATCAATCCAGCCAAGAACACCATGTTCTTTTGCTGATGTCCCATCTCCTTTTGATATTATATTTGCAAATTTTACTCTTACAAGAGGAGATCTGGATATTGAATTTGCTGTTGTGAATGTTGAATCACCTTTCATCGTCACAGGGTTACCAGAATACCCAGGATACAACATAGAAGTCAAGGTTGATATTGCCTCCATATTCGATATTGCCTCGTCTAAACTTGCAGCAGGGATATCCCAACCAACCGTTATAGTTCTTTTTGTATTTTGAAAAGAAGCCATAGGGTCCATTCTCCCAAACACTTGTTCCGTGTTCCAAGAAGATTGAAAGTTATCTGATATATCTGTTATAAAGGCTTTGAAGTGAACTTCAAAATTACTTACTAAAGAATAGAATCTTAAAATAGAGTCGGTATTCGTAGTATAATTTTGTGTGCCATCATCGGTTCTGGGGTAGTCTCCCATTTTTCTATTTTTAAAGCTCATTATATTTCTCCTAGCTAATTTTTGCAATAGCAGCTGCAACTTTTCCATCATTGAGTGTGGACGTCACAACAATATTCTCAACCATGTCTTTTAAAGCAGAATCTTTAAGCTTTATAACGACTTCTAATTTCTGCGTCATAGCAGCGCTTACAGCAGCTTTTAAATCTCCGGCAAGGGTAGCACCCCCGGCTTTCATAGCAGCGGCTCCTCGACCCGTTGAGACCAGCGCAAGGTTCTCTAAACCTTCTTGTAGTGCTCTGTTGTCTTCAAGCACTTTCCCGATCTCTTCAAGACCGTCTTTTATGACCATCATACCAAGCATCAATCCACCTGCTCCGAACAATCCCATAGCTCCTGAAGCCATTAAACTTGCTAAAGCAAAAGAAAAAGCGGTTAAAGAAGCAACAGCTTCAGGACCAATAGCTGCTAATTCTGTGAAGGAGGAAACCATATAGCCAATTCCAACAGCTGCCATTCCAACACCTGCTCCAATCATTAGAACTGCAAGGGCAAGCTTTAACATTCCAAGAGCTCCTGCACCGGCCATTTTACCACCTATTGCTGAAGAGCGACCAAGATTCATTGAACCTGTGGCTGATGCGTTCTTGGAACCGGCATTTTTCACATTTGACTTTGCTTCTAGTTCGTTTTTAGCTATTGTTTTGGTTTTTTGTGCATCATTGACAACCTCGGCAGCTATTTCTGCCTCTGTTGCTGCTAATAAAGCTCCTTTTGCAGCTGTTGCTAGTTTTGTGGCTCCTGGTAGGAATCTAATGACTTGGAGGCCTCCAAAAAGAGCAAATTTTAATAGATAAAAGGCTGAGACTAGCGACACTATCCCCATAACTATCTTGTTACTTGTTAGATATATTAACCCATCTATAAGCCCCTCAACAAAACCCAATAGAGGTTGAATACCTTGTGCAAAGTTAGTAATAAAAATTTGCATTTTTTCTTGCAAAGGTAGTGTCGCTTCCACTGCTTCGTTAAAACGCTTTTGAATGTCTTCTTGCTTTTGCATGTCTTTCTGATATTTCTTATAATCTTTCATGTTCATACCAAATATGCGCTGTGCTTCGTTCATGTCTGAAATACCAGCAGCATTAGCAATAGCCATTTGTTGGAACTTATTCATGTCTTTAAAATTAACACCTTGAGCCTGCACTTGTTGAACAAGAGTTTCGACCCTTTTGTCTTCCGTCATCATCAACATTTCTGTTGAAGATAGTTGAGAACCGAGCAAAGCATTTAATTTTCCGACAGTTTCGGCTGATCCGGCAAATGTATCAAACTTGCCTGCAAGTGCTGTTAGACTAGACACTTCAACACCAGCAGCTCGAGCAGCAGATGCAAGTCCTTGAAAGACTTCAATAGACTTTTCACCATAAACAGCTAAAGATTTGAATGCTGTTTGAAAGTCTTTGGTCATCTTACTAGCAGATATTCCAGCAGACTGTCCCATCATAGCTAATTCTTGAGTCATAGCCATGGCTTGTTGTTCTGATTTTCCCATGTTTAAGGTAAAATTGTTTATTGACTCTGCTGAAGTGTTTGCATCAATACCGATTCTCTCAAATTGAGCAACGTTCATAGCAAGGTTCACTTTTGCTTTCTCTGACATATTGACAAAGCCAACCATGTTTTCAGTCAGACCTTTGAGAGCATTACCAGCATTTTGGAACGTTACACCTAAAGTGTTACCTTGCATCCTCATTTCAGAAAGAGTGCCTAAGTATTTATCTCCCATACCTGTGGCAGCAGCAAAAGAAGAGTTTGCTTGATCAAGCGCACCAACCATTTGAATTGTTGATTCAACAGTCTTGGTTACTATTGACGTAGCAAAATTAGTAAGGTTGAAATATTGAACCAAAGAATCAGTAAACATCTCTCCTCTTTCATTAGCCTCTTTAAATTGAGAAACAGTATCCATTAGACTTCCAACAAAAGAGTCATTCTTATCAGTAAAGATAAGCGATTTTCTTGTTAAAGAGCTCATAACTCCGTCTAACTTTTCTTTAGCTGCTAAGTCTGCATCAGAATACTTTTTTGCCTTGAGGCCATTTCTGTCCTGAGCGGCGAGTTCTTCATCTAAAAACTTAATTCTTTCTTTTTGAGCATCAGTTTGATCGCTAAATGCTATTGAGGATAATTCATGAAGTTCTTCTTGCATTTCGTACAAAACTTGTTGAGCAGCCACGTTGTCACTGTTTAGTTTGGCCATATCTAGTTTTGTTCTAAGATCTCTAGCAGTAGCATCTGACTGTTTTAGAATACGTTCTGAAGCTTCTTTTCCTGTTTCGTTTGCTTGTTTTTGGTATTTTGCGCCACGTTCATAATTATCAGCAATTTTTCCACTAAGTTCTTTTTCTTTTTCAAGCTGCTTGATTTTTTCTTCCATCTGTTCAGGAGTTAATTTTTCAGTCATTTATCAACCCTCGTCTTTGAATGGCCAAGTAATTCCTGTTGTTTGTTCAAAGTTTCCAACGGCTTGGTCTAATTTTTCTTTTGATTTTTGTGATTGAGGATGGCCTTCTCCATATCGAACGTAGTGATCTAAGTACTCTTTTTCAGCGAATATAGCTTTAGCATACGCTTCAATATCCTGTTGTTCTCCACGAATGACAAACTTGAGCTTTGGTCCTTCTTCCCTCTCTTCTTCTCTCACCAGATTGGTCAACATTTTATGAGCGCCAAGTTCTGCGGTCATGTTTACATCTTTTCCGTAAACATATTTTAAAAATTCCTTATTCCATTCACCAAACCATTGAAGCCAAGACTCGGTCAATAGCTGCTTTTTGTTTGTAAAGTCTATTTTTTTCATAATACGACACCTCTTTGAGTAAATAGTTTTAAAAGACAAAAGCCAAGGATTATCTTGATCGCTTGGCTTTCTCTATTTCTTTCTTTTCATCTTCGAATTGTTTTTGTAGTCTATGAATAAACCAATTACGAAGACCAATTGGTAAATTGTATGCTTCAATGAACGACCAACCTCCAAAATGTTTTAGAAGAAAGAACTGTTCGTATATAGCTTCCATATACTTATCTGTCAGGCCAAAAAAAGTCCGCGCCGAACGGAACCTCCAATTCTTGTGTATATCCACAAGACGTGCAGGAGAATTCGTCTTTTATCTTGACGTTTGGAGTTATTAATTGGTATGCTTTTCTTAAGGATCTTGCATCAGCTGCCGGCATAACATCAATGAATTTGTTAAGAACATTTCTGTCTGATACTCCGTCTATTGATAAAATCATAGTTTTGAACTGATCGGTGACAATAGCGTCTTCCAATCTGTTTTTCTTTTTACTTCTTGCCAATTCGGTCAGGTTGTTCTCGTCTTTCCCTGTTAAGAGCCTGCATTCAACTTTAAAGCCACAAACAGGAAGAAGGAACATGTAATTGCCTTTTTCATTCTTTTCTATGGTATCCAGCCCCTCAACTTCAGGATGATGGACTTCAGCGTTTGATACATTAAAAGATATCTCGTTTTGTGCTTGACAAGATGGACACTGCATTTTAGTATCGTAAGACTCACCATAGCCTGAAATCCGAGCTGCAATTAGGATAGCGTTCCTATCTCCAATTAACAAACCTTCAGGGCTGATACTTCTATCAAGTATTACACTTTCTAAGAACCTTTCAATAGCAAGTCCTTTTTTGAGCAAAGTGTCACTGGTAAGAATATCTTCTTCTTTAGCAGTCATATATTTTATCTCAACAACTTCTTTATTATGCAAAGCGTGTCCTTCTGGGTAGAATATACCTTTTGATGGAAGCTCAACAAAGTCCGTTGGAGAAACAAAATCAAGTAGTGATTTTTGTGGTGGAGCATCTTGGTGCATATCGCGTACACCGCTTTGCTCTAGTTCATTTTTTATTGTCATTTAAACCTCTTAGTTAGTGTTATTTAATTATGTATCAACGTTTGGTGCGGAGAAACTTGCCCAATCATATACAAACGTAATATCAATTGTTACCATTTCGTCATTTGAATAATCTAAAGAACCAAAAGTAATTGCTTTGACCCAAGCATTTTTTAATTCCCATTCTTCAATAGCCACACCTTCAGAATCCATCTGACTTATCAATATGTTTGTACCTTCTGTATAAGCGTTATTAGCTTTGAATTTTGTTAACCCATCAGCTCCTGAAGAAACATCACTGGGATAGTAATACCCTGAGTCCTTTAAAGACTTTATAAGCTCATTTGCTTTCTCTCCAACATCTACAATCGTGATCTTGACATCGTTCCAAGTTACTACACCCGGGTATTTAAACTTATGATTTATCAGTTTATGTTCTTGTGATTCTATATCAAAAGAAGGTTTGTCACAAGATTTTGCCCACCACCATACGTCACTATTTGTACTAATAATGAATCTATATTGGCGAGTGGGCTCAACGTTGTTAGCAGACCAGAAAGTCATCTATACCTCTATTAAGACTTAGGCGTAAAGTGCGAAGTAGAAGCAGGTGAAAGAGGAGCATGAGAAGTGTCGAATGTTTCACATTCGGCCCAGTCATATTTCAATCCAATTTCTACAGTCTTTAGTTCGTCATTAGAGTAATCTAAGTCACCATACTTTGCAGACATAATAAGTGGGTTTTTCAAGGTCCATTTCTCTACTTCTTTTCCATTTGAATCCATAATAGAGATGATGATATCACCCAAGGCTCCACCGTCAACTGATGTTGAACTGTGACCACCTGTTTTACTTCCTTCTTTGATTTTCGAAATAGTTTGCAATTTTACATCACCAGTTGCTGAAGGCATATTGGGAGCAGTTGCAGGAACTACATAACCTGATTTTTCAATCAACTTGTTGATTTGTGCTACGGCATTCGGTGAGATAGGGTCAACAAGAGTCATTGATATGTCTTGCCATTCAACTCGACCAGGAAAGTGATACTTGTTGTCTAAAAAGTCATGCGTAACAGAAGTTACAGAGTAGTTTGGAACTCCTGTGGTTTTTGCCCAATAAAGAACATCAGGTTCCCCTGCTCCAGCAAGTCCTGTGAATTGAATCATGAAACGATAGTTTCTTTTTGGTTCAATATTATTTGTACTCCAAAATCCAGCCATTTATAAATCTCCTTATTATCTTAAGTAACTAGTGTTATAATTCAATTCCGCTTCTCGTAACAACAAAGTCTACAACAATAAATTCGATAGCTCTTGCGGGCTTGATCATGACTTTTGCATATAGAATATTTCTATCTACCAAGTCAGCTGTAGTAGTTGTTTCGTCGAGAATCAATTTGTATTCTGTGATTCCCAAGCGAGACTGAACGTCTTGTAATATCTTATCTGCTCTAGACTTGAAACGATTCCAAGTAGCATTTACATTTTGATCAAATAAGATTGTTTCTGATACCTTACCAATTCTTCTCTTCAAGAACAACAATAAACGACGAACGTTAATGCGATCCAAAGCAGAAGGAGTTTGTTGAAGGGTTTTCTGACCAAACACAACGATATCACCAGAAGCTGGGAATCTTGCGATTGGATTAATGTTTTCTAAGTACAAATCATCTCTGTTTTTCTTTGAAAGATGCTCATTTGTACCTGCAATTCTAGGTCCTTCGTTTCCACCGAGAACGTTTATTCCGCCACGATTGAAACCAGCAGGTGCGAACCAAGGCTCAGAAAGTCCTTGAGATCTAGCTAGAGCTCCAATAGCTCCTATTGAAGGTGGTACGACAACAATGTCTCCACCAGCACCAGCGGTGTCTCTTAAGAGAAGAGAAGGGTAATATGAAGCAGCGAATGAAGAGTCTAAAAGTCTGTCTTGAGCTTCAGATATAATACTAGCTGCGCTTCCTTCTTTTACAGAACCACCGTTTTCCCATGTTGGTTCATATATACCATCAAGATCAATAATCGCCATAGCGTCTCCTCGATCTTCACAAATTGTTATCAATCTGTTGGTTATGGATTTATCGTGAATTCCAGGAATTGCAACAGTTTCGTACTCAAGAGCTTCTTGATCTTGAATAATATCTAAAGCTTTTTCATAAGTTTCTCTAACATATGAAGATTTTCTTGTTGATCCTCTATCTAACTGATATTGTCCAAAAGGACTTGTTTTTAAAATATCTGTTCCGTGGAATCCGCCAATCATAGGTGCTTCAAACTTCTTTACACCAGCGTTTATTAACGTTTGTAGTGAAATTTTGTTCACATCAGCAAGGTCTTCAGAGAAATAATACAATCCTTCAGCCGAAGAAGTAATCTCTTCTAAAGTAAATACAAAAGATCTTTCTTGATGAGCTCCGATTGTTATTCCATTGTCAGCTTCCGAATCAGAAGGTCTGTATCTTAATATGTCTTGATAAGAAGCATCTTTATAAGTTTTTGATCCTTGATTGTGTCTAACGCCAAAAACATCAGTAGCAGCGTAATTGCCATTATTATTGGTGTTTTGAGTTGTTAAACGAAGAGAAGGAAAATCGAATGAAGCACTTCTGCTAGCATCTAGATTTTTGATGAAGCCAGAGTCAACAGCACCTTGTTGTGCGATAGCGCTAAGCAGGAAGTCACCGCTTAAAGCTGTACCGGTTCCATCACCTTTAGCAACAGGATCAGCTCCACCAGAAATTACTGTGAACGATTTGTGTTTAACAGGTCCATAGAAACCAACAGGCAAAGCTGATGGATCTGTGATTGTTTGGTTTTCAAC